ATTATCTACGATACATGGGGCCAAAGGGGACGAGGCAGAGAACGTAGCCTTATTTACAGACACTGAAAAAATTATTTATGATTCATCTAGAGAAAATCCAGATCCAGAACATCGTACGTGGTACGTAGGGGTAACAAGAGCAAAAGAAAATTTATTTGTGTGTAGTCAGCACTACGAATATCAATACAACATAGGAGGACCAATAATATGACACATAGAGATGATATGGAGAAAGCGTTTCCACAAGATAGGCAGGTAGGTGGGAGTCACTATAAAAATTTTCACATTCAGCCATACGAATTTATTTCAAAAAATAATCTTTCGTTCTTTCAGGGCTGTGTTGTGAAATATGTTTGTAGATATATATCCAAAAATAAGGTAGAAGACTTAGAGAAGATTATTCATTATTGTGAATTAGAGATACTTAAATTAAAAGATACTAAAAAGAAATAATGTTTACAGCGCAAACAGAATGGGATTGCCCAGAAAATTTTCCAGATTTATCTGATGCAAAATATATTGCCATTGACTTAGAAACAAAAGATCCTGATTTAAAAGCAAAAGGATCTGGTGCAATACAAGGACACGGAGAGATAGTTGGTGTGGCTGTAGCAGTAGATGGTTGGTCTGGTTATTATCCTATCGCTCACGAAGGTGGTGGTAATATGGATAGACGCATAGTCTTAGAATGGTTTAAGAAAGTTTGTGCTACAGACGCTGTAAAAATTTTTCACAATGCAATGTATGATGTGTGCTGGATAAAAGCATACGGTATTCCCATTAACGGCCATATC